TGTTCACCGCGATCATCAAGGAAGTCTACGGTGCCGAGCAAGTCGGCATCGGACACCACTTGATGTTCTCGATGGGCGATACGGCTGACGAGCAGCCCAGCGTCGACACGCTGATCTTCGACCACAACGTGGCCCGCACTATCTGGGGGCCAAACTTCCGCGAGCAGCTAATGGCCCTCGCGTGCGAACCCGCTGAAACCCGCGACGAGTTACTCGCTCGCCTATACAACAATCGGAGCAAGACATGCTGAAGAAAGCTTTTGATGCGCTGAAGATTGGCGACCGCGTTGCTGTGACAGGCACGCAGGACGAAGCGAAGTTCGAGTTCGAGGTAGGCACCATCGTGCCCTCCGCGCATGCCGATCCCACTTGCCGTCGCATCCGCTTCGACGCTTGGTCTGAGGGTCACGGCAAGGATTCGCGGGAGTGGTGCTTCTACGACACCGAGCGCAAGAAGCTCGCCATCACCGTGGTTACCCCTGCGGAGGCAGTGAAACCCGAGCCGAAGCCTAAGAAGCGTCCCCATGGCGCTCAGGAATACAAGGGCAACGGCAAGCACAAGTGGGAGACGGTGACCGGCGAGACCATGCGCCTCCGCGTACCTGGAGGTTGGCTCTACGGCGAGTACAGCCGCCGCATCGACCGCGTCGTCAACTCCACATTCGTCCCGGTCCCTCAGGCCGTGGGCTACGCGGTCTGATGAAGCCTGAGTGGATGCTGATCAACTGGTCTCGTGGCTCCGTAGCGGGCTGCGGGACCGAAGAAGAATGCCGTGAGCAGTTGGCGAAGGTTCTTCGCAACAACGACAACACACAGAGCGCTTTCATTCTCGCTGAGGTGAAGGTGCTCTCGGAAATGAAGAGGATCGAGAGTTGAAGAACAACGTCACCATCCGCATGGGCGCGTCCCTCTGGACCGTCACCGTCAAGGGCGCAAATGGCAAGCCGGTCTCGTTCGACCTGTACGCCATGGACAAAGACCAGCGCCGCAACTTCCACCGCGAGTTCATGAAGGCGTATCGCAATGCGTAGCGATTACGAGAGCGTTACCTACGTGCCCCCGGAGCCTCCCCCGGAGGAACGTATCGCCAAGATGCTCAAGGACGACCTTGGCGTCACCGTCAACGCGCAGGCTCTCCGCATGTTCATTCGGACCCGTTGGGCCCGGCTGAGCAAGGCTGCGCACGAGGTCCACGATGCCTGATCCGCTGAAGTTCTTCGGCGCGATTGGTCTCGGCCTCGTCGTCTTCATGGGCATCATCATCGCCCTCTGCAATTGGGGCGAAAGCAACCAGTGTGCCAACGCTGCTGCAGTCATGGGCGTCCCGTACGCCTACGGCATCAACACGCCCTGCATGGTGCAGGTCGATGGCAAGTGGCAACTGCTGAAGTATCCACGAAGGGACTAATGATCGTCGCCGTTCTCGCTGACCACATCCTCGACGCTGTCGGGGTTGTCTACATCATCAATCTGACCATCAAGATTGCTCGCGGATATCCCGTGAGCCGATGGTTCTTCTGAACAGGGACTGACCCATGAGCTTTTTCAAGAACATCGTTGCCTCGGCCACCAAGACCTTCAACAGCTACACTGGCGACACCGCCTTCCTGAAGGGCGTGGCCTCGGCCGCCGCGAACGTCACCGCTGCTGATGGCAGCATCGACGACAACGAAATCGACAGCGCCATTTCCGGCATGCAGGGCAACCCGCTCGTCTCCGCGTCCTACAATTCGTCGCAGATCGAGGAGGCGCTCACCGCCGCCCTGTCCCGTGCGAAGTCCCGTGCGGGCCGCATGGAGAACAAGCGCAACATCGAAGCGTTGATGACCCGCGACGTTGCGGTTCGTCAGGACGTCTTCCTGATCGCGGCCGACGTTGCCGATCAGGGCGGCATCGGCTCCGAGGAACAGGTCGTGCTGAACGACATCGCCAAGCTCCTCAACGTAGACGGCGCGAAGCTCCTCGGTTGAGCGTCGCACAACTGGTGGCATCCTCGGCGTTCTTCGTCGGGGTGCCACTGCTGATCTACATCCTTCGCACCCTCTGAACTGGAGCTTCCTTGGAAACCTTCTTCGTCTCACTTCTCGGCATCGTCTGGATTGACCTCCTGCTGTCGGGCGACAACGCCGTGGTCATCGCGCTCGTCAGCAACCGCCTGCCTCCCGAGCAACAGAAGTGGGGCATCATTGGTGGCACCGCTGCAGCCGTCCTGCTGCGCGTCGTCATGTCATTCTTCGCCGTCTTCCTCCTCGGCGTCCCGGGACTGTCCATCCTAGGGGGCCTGTTCCTCCTCAAGGTGGCCTACGGGCTCCTTGTGGACGAGGCCAACGATGAGAACGGAGACGTCGTGGGGCGTATCACGCTCTCGGTGGCCGTCTGCACCATCGCTGTGGCTGACGCTTCCATGAGCCTCGACAACGTCCTTGCTGTGGCCGCTCTGGCCCATGGCTCCGTGGTCCTCATGGCGACCGGCGTCCTCCTCTCTATCCCGCTGGTCATCGCAGGCGCTGCGCTGATCTCCAAGACCGTAGAGCGCTTCCCGATCATGGTCTGGGCAGGCGCTGCGGTTCTCGGCTGGGTCGCTGGTGGCATCATCGCTGCTGATCCGTGGTCGGCTCCGTACCTTGAGCACACGGTCGCCTCGGCTACCGGCGCTGCACTGGTTCTCCTCGTGGGCCTCTGGGCTCGCTTCAAAAACAAGGCTGCATAAAATGACGAATGACGGCACTTCGATTGGACTTCTTGGCGTGGCTGCGTGGTTGGTCGGTGTCGTCTTTGTTGGCGCGGGCCAGTTGGGCACCTTCGATCCGCCTCCCGTAAAGGCGAGAGTTGAGACCACTGGCCCGCGATGCACCTCTGAATATCCCCGGGGATTGACCCCGAGGGTCATCGTGAGGGTCACCAAGAAACCAAAAACCTGCACAGGCGGTGACCTTCAATCATCGTGGCGGGACTGCGTGTCTCGCTTCAACGTATAGGCGCTAGACGACTAACGTCAGTGCCGCACTGAGTATTGCAACAAATCCAATATGGCTAAGACTACCGTTATCCTCCCCAAAGGCGTCGCTGTTTTCCCGAAGCTGAATGAGATTGACGTCTATCAGCCGAAGACCCCGTCCGGTAAGAACAACGGCGCTGAGAAACGCCGCTACATCACCGGCGTGAAGTTCAGCGACGAAGACCATCGCAAGGTCGACGCTTACCTGAAGAAGCAGTTGAAGGCTAACAACCTTCCGGCAAACGCCAAGCTGCCGTGGAAGCAGGATAAGAAGGACGGCTCGTTCTCTCTCCAGATGACCTCTGGCGAAGACTATCCGCCGCCGTTCGTCGACGCTGCGGGCAACGAAGTCCCGCGCAACAAGGTGAAGATTGGCGGAGGCTCGATCATCAAGCCGGACGTCACCGTCAACGCCTACGATGGCTTTGGTGGAGGCATCAACCTCTACATCAATCAGGTCCAGATCATCGAACTCAAGACCCGCGTCTTGAACAAGTTCGAAGCCGAGGCGGGTGGTTACACCTACAACGGCGGCGATGCGGATGAAGACCGGTCGGAAGACCTCGACGACGCTGAGCCCGAGGCCCCCGAGGCCCCGGACAGCAACACGGACGACGACATTCCGTTCTGATAATGTCGAAGCCCGCACTCACCATCGAGCCTGAGTTTCGCTCAGGTCTCGAACGGGAGGCTGCGGCCAAGCTAACTCAGGCCGGTGTGCCCTTTGGTTTCGAAAGCCAATGGATCAAGTACATCGTGCCTGAGCGCGAGGCTAAGTATCTTCCAGACTTCTCTTTCATGAAAAGCGACGACTTCCCGAAGGGCTGTCCGATCATCCTAGAGCCCAAAGGGCGCTTTGGTGGTGCGGTCCCCGGCGGCAAGTTTCGCGTCTCCACCAAAGACGCAGCCGTGAAAGAGCGACAGAAGTTCGTCCTGCTCAAGCAACAGCATCCTGAGTTGGACATCCGCTTCATCTTCTCCCGAGCATCGACGCCCATCTACAAGGGCTCCCCAACTTCCTACGGGAAATGGGCGACCGACCACGGCTTCAAGTGGGCCGAGAAGGTCGTGCCTGATGCTTGGATTGAAGAAATCAAGGCTTACCAGAAACCCAAAAAGAGAAAGTGACCTCATGTCTGAGACCCTGACCCTCGGCACTCCTAACCTTGCAAACGACCTCTCGCTGGCACCGCAGTGCCGGAAGATTTTGGCGCACCTTGAGAGCAAGAACGACAAGGGCGATTACCGCACGATCACCAACATGGAAAGCATGGGTGTCTATCACGTGCAGCGGCTCTCGGACGTGATCTTCAAGCTCCGCAACGCGGGCTACGCCATCAAGATGACGATGAAGACCGATGGCGTCGGTGGCCAGTACGCCTCCTATCAGTTGGTCCGCTGATGACCAGCACCCGCAAGATTGCCATCGTCGGCCTTTTGATCCTCCCTGTGGCCGCCTTGGTCTCAGGGGGATTAGAGGCTGCACTGTGGACCGCAGGCGTCTCGTGTCTAACCTACGGCTTCGGCAGCGGCCTCGTCGAAATCTGATGGACGTCGCAATCGCAAATGAAGCAGCCACGGTTCTCTCGTGGCTGCTGGTCGCTTCGTGGGGGATCATCGCTGTGATCGCCTACGCTGCTGCAAGAGAGTTTCTCGAAAGGTTACATAGTGAGTTGCACTAAGGGGCCATGCCCCTGCGGACAGTCTTCGGATGCGTTCGCGACATATGACGACGGAAGTGGAAGCTGGTGCTTTAGCTGCAATGACGTTGAGAAGTTCAAAGGTGCAGGACCTGTTGCGCAGAAAGCGAGTGAAGTTTCTGTGGCCAAAGGGTTCAGTCCCCTCGATACAGAAATTAAAGCTATCACCGCGCGCGGCATCACCACCGATACCATGGCCAAGTGCGACTATCGCCTCGGCAAGCTCCGTGACGGCACACCGGTCCACGTCCAGCTAATCAAGGACGAGAGCGGCAAGCTGATCGACCAGAAGACCCGCACGCGCGACAAGCAGTTCAAATGGCTTGGCCAGAGCGTCTACAAGAACAACGGTGGCATCATTGGTGATTGGTCGTGGCCTGCGAAGGGCAAGACGGTCGTGATCACCGAGGGCGAGATTGACCGCATGTCGGTCTCGCAAGCCTTCGACAACAAGTATCCGACTGGCTCGCTGCCGAACGGCTCAGGCTCCGTGAAGAAGGCACTGCTCGCAAGTTGGGAGAAGCTGCTTCGCTTCGACCATATCGTGCTGTGCTTCGACAACGACGAGCCGGGACAGAAGGCTCTCAAGGAAGCCTGCGAGCTTCTGCCGGTCGGCCGCGTCAAGATCATGGCTGTTCCAGGTAAGGACGCCAACGCGACCTTGATGGAAGATGGCCCTGCACCGATCATCCGAGCCTACTGGGACGCAAAGCCCTTCAGGCCTGATGGCATCGTCGAGGGCAGCGAGTTCTCCCGTGAGCGCCTGAAGAAGGCCATGGCCAAGCGCAAGGGCCTCGACCTCCCATATCCCAAGCTCAACGGCATGTGGATGGGTCTGCGGCCTGCGGAAATCACCACGCTGTGCGCAGGCTCAGGCATTGGCAAGTCAACGCTGGCCCGCGCCATCGCTTACCACATGCGTGTGGCGCACGGTTCGAAGATCGGCAACATCTATCTTGAGGAAGACAACGACACGTCGGTCGCAGCCTACTGCGCCTTGCATGCTGGTGTGCCCCTCAAGAGCCTCATAGCGAACCCTGCGAACATCAGTGACGACCAGTGGGACGCAGCGCTCGCTGCAGTCATCCACGACAAGATGATGTTCTACGACCACTTCGGCTCCCTGCAGAGCGACCGGCTGCTGACCATGATGCGTTACATGGCGGCGAGTGGCTGTCAGTTCATTGTGCTCGATCACATCTCCATCGTGGTCTCAGGCCTTGAGACGATGGACGAGCGTAAGGACATCGACGTCCTGATGACCAAGCTGGCATCCTTCGTGAAGGAAACTGGTGTTGGCGTCATCGCCATCGTGCATCTGAAGCGCTCGAACGGCAAAGACTTCAACGGCGGCGACCAGATCAGCCTCAACGACCTACGGGGCTCCGCGTCATTGGAGCAGCTTTCGTTCAACGTGCTGGCCCTCGAACGCGACCAGCAGGACGAGGAAGAGAAGCTCTACGCGCAGATACGTTCACTGAAGTGCCGCATCACCGGAGAGACTGGTGAGGCCGACCTGATCAAGTGGAACATCGCGAAGGGCTGCTACGAGGTTGCGACCCGCAGCAAAGAAATCCCCGACTTCGATCCGCACGAGAAGAGTGACACGGATGATATCAAGTTTTGAAGACGTGATCGCGATGCTCATGCGGCATGGGGCGACCCGAGAGCAGGCGAAGACCATCATGGTCGACGTCTACAAGGTCCCCATGTCGGGATGCCAGAACCCTGATCCGAAGTCGCGCATCAGGGAGCGTCAGTATCAAATGGCGAAGTGGGCCATCGAGAAAGCAAAGGAATACGGAAGACAGAATGCTGAGACTACTATGGGATACCGAGAGTAACGGCTTTCTGGCTAACGCCACCCGTTTCCACTGCATCGGTATCACCAACGTCGACACAGGCGAATACGAGGGCTACCGGCCCCACCAACTCGACACAGCTTTGGAGCGCATGCGCGAAGCTGACGAGATCATCGGCCAGAACATCATCCGGCACGATATCCCGCTCGCCAAGAAACTGAAGAAGGGCTGGAGCCCTAAACCTGGAGCGAAGATCAGCGACACGATGGTCATCAGCCGCACGATGTTTCCGAACATCAAGGCGACCGACATCGCGCTGGTTCAAGCAGGCAAGCTCCCGCCGAAATACAAAGGCAAGCACAGCGTCGCTGCGTGGGGCCACAGGCTAGGTAACCCCAAGGGCGACTACGCGGAAATCATGGAAGCCAAAGCTCGTGAGCTTGGCCTTGAGAACCCGCGTGACATTGCGACCTTCGTGTGGGGCACCTTCAACGAAGACATGTTCGAATACATGGGGCAGGACTGCGCCACCAACTACGACATGTGGAAGCACTTCAATCCCGATGCCTACCCGCAGGCACCGTTAGCCCTTGAGCATCGTATTTCCCGCGTGTGCGATGCCATGAACACTGCGGGTGTGCCTTTCGACCTTCAGGCCGCTGGTGAGCTTCAGGCCGAACTGGTCGGTAAGAAGCATATCATCGAGACGAAGCTCAAAGAGAAGTACGGCTTCTGGTTTCAACCGGTGAGCCCTGATCCGACCAAGTCTCTCTTCATTCCGAAGCAGCCGAACCGCAAGCCTGCGGTCGCTACGCTGGACGAGAATGGTGATTGGGAGTGGTCGAACCCCGGCTACTGGGGTGACGAGACGATCACTGAGGAGCCTAAGCTCGACGTCGATGGCAACCCTGTCGTCAACGCGAAGGGTGTCGTGCAGACCCGCAAGGTGAAGACCTTCGTCGGATATCCGTGCACGAAGCTCAAGAAGATCGAGTTCAACCCGGGCTCCTCGGACCACCTTTCGAAGAAGCTGATCGAGCAGGGA